CCTTCAACATTCTATGAAGTGTTAAGACCAAGTTTAGCAGATACACAAGGACACTTGTTAGTAGCAGGAACGCCCAAAGGCAAAAATTGGTTCTATGAACTGTACAACAGAGGACAAACAGACGAAGAATGGGACAGTTGGAAAGTAACAACCGCTGAAGGTGGTTTTGTTACTGACGATGAAATAGAAGAAGCAAGAGAATTATTAGACAGTCGTACTTTTGCTCAAGAAATGCTGGCTGACTTTGTAGAATCCGGCAACAAGATTATGTATAATTTTGAAATAACAGAAAGTGTTAAACCATGGACACACGGTGTACCAAACACAGTGTATATTGGAGAAGATTTCAATGTTGGCCAAATGACAGCAGTAGTGTTCGCCAAAACTGAAACAGGTTTACACGCTTTTGATGAAATAGTTATGAGTTCGAGCAACACAGACGAAATGGTAGATGAAATAAAACGTAGATATCCTACACAGAAAATATTTGTTTTTCCTGATCCTTCAGGAAAGGCTCTTAAATCCAGTGCTAGTGGCCGTTCTGACATAAGTATACTAGCAAACGCAGGATTTATTGTTAAAGCACCAAACAAGCATAGTCCAGTACGTGATACTGTTAATGCTGTAAACAGTTTGTTGAAAAATAGCAAAAATGAAAGACGTTTATTTTTCGATCCAAGTTGTAAAAAAACAATCACAGCAATGGATCGTTGGCAGTACAAAGAAGGAACTATGATTCCTGACAAAGACGGTACAATAGATTATTCACACTTATGTGATTGTGTGAGATATATCACTGATTATCTCCACCCGATAAGAAAACAATTTGTCCCACAAAGACCACAGCGTTGGGGACACAAAATAGGAGTTCAGTAATATGAGCACAATAGATAGCATTAGAGACGAAATTGACAGGCTTATATCAGGTAACACCACGTATACAGAAAACAAAGCCCGCTGGTCATATTTTTTAGAAAGTTATTTAGGCGGCGCTTCGTATACCGATGGCCATCATTTACAACAGTATCAATTGGAGTCAGGAGCAGAGTATCAATTGCGTAATCAGAATACGCCATTAGACAATCACTGTGCTTCAATTGTTTCAACTTACAATTCTTTTCTATTTAGACAAGAACCTTTCAGAGATTTTGGCAATATTGCCAATTTACCAGAATTACAAGAATTTTTAAAAGACGCCGACAAAGACGGAAGAAACTTCAACAACTTCATGAAGGACGTTGCTACATGGAGTTCAGTATTTGGACATTGTTTTGTAGTAATTACAAAACCCAATGTTGGTGCTACAACAAGAGGCGAAGAAATGTACATGGGTGCAAGACCTTATGTAAATCTTTTAACCCCATTGGCTGTTATGGATTGGCACTTTACAAGATCACCAGCCGGCAGTTACACACTTGAATATTTCAAATATCTAGAAGATGTTAATGGTGACGTACATACTATAAAAGAATGGACACCAGAAACTATTCGTACAACTATAGCAGATATAGACAAATATGAGATTAATGAAGTTACAGAAGAACCAAACCAATTGGGTATGGTACCAGTGGTTATTGCTTACAATAAAAAAAGCACAATTAGAGGTTTAGGTCTTTCTGATTTGGCAGACATCGCCGATGCTCAAAGATTCATTTATAATTTACAAAGCGAACTTGAGGAAACAATACGTTTAGATTCACATCCTAGTATTGTTTCAACACCAGACACAATACTTGGTAATGGTGCTGGATCAGTGGTACAAATACCAAATGATATCGATCCAGGCTTAAAACCATATTTGCTACAGTACAATGGTGCTAGTGCTAAAAGCATACTAGAAAGTATTCAACACCAAATAGATGCTATTGATAAAATGGCAAATGTTGGTGCTGTTAGAGCCATTGAAAGTCGTAAGATGAGTGGGGTGGCGATTCAAACAGAATTCGAATTGTTAAATGCTAGATTATCAGAGAAGGGAGATAATTTGGAATTAGCAGAGGAAAAAATATTCAAATGTTTTGCTATGTATATGGATATGAAATTTAATGGTTACATACAGTATCCAGACAGTTTCTCAATACGTGACATAAACGATGAATACGGTCAATTAAAGAGCGCCAAAGAGGCTTCAACAGATCCTCGTATTGCTCGAATAGTTGACGAAAGAATAGTAGAACTTTTGGATGAAGATCCAAAAGAAGTACTTGTGGAAACTGACTTTGAACCACACATAATGTATGACAGTGAAGGTAATGCTTATATGGCAAATACTGAAGCAGAACATTTACGTATGGCAGAGTTAGGTTATACCCATGAAAAACCCCAGACACAAAGTCAGGGCTAAATATATATAACACTCTAAAGGAGGCGAGGTAACAATGACCGACACAGAAACATTGGCACAAGGTGATACTGAAGCACCAATCACAAAAGAAGTTCAGGTTGAAGAAGAAACAGTTAAAACTTATACGCAAGATGAAGTTGATAACATGATGGCTCGTATGAAAGGGTCTATCACTAAAAAAGTTCTCAAACCGTATGAGGATTTAGGTGATCCTGAAGAACTACGTCAATTAAAAGCAGAAGCAGAGCAAAAGGCTCAAGCAGAAGCAATTAAAAGAGGCGAGTTTGAAGAAACACTTAAAGAACTGGCAAATAAAAAGGATCAAGAGATTCAAAAACGTGAGAACATTATTAAGGAATATAAAGTTAACACACCTTTATTAGATGCCGCGGCAAGATACAAAAGTGTCAACCCAGAGCAAGTAAAACGTTTACTACACGATAGAGTAAGACTAAACGAAGAAGGTAATGTTGAAGTTATAGGCACTGATGGTAAAGTTCAATACGATGATCAAGGTAATTTACTTACAGTTGATAACCTAGTATCAAAGTGGTTAGCAGAGAATCCACATTTTGTACAGGCAACACCAAGTACTACTAACAGTAACAGTAATATTACTGGATCAAATGTTAAAGAACTTGATATCACAAAGTTGGATATGAAAGATCCTAAAGACAGAGCCCGTTATGCAGAATATAGAAAGCAAGTGGGCATAAGATAATCGTAAAAGGAGACCATTATCATGGCAAACGAAATCAAATCAACAACCACTACATTGAACGATCTTCTTTCACCTATCGTGCAAGAGGCAATGTTTATTGCTAATGAACGTTCATTAATGAGAGGTCTTGTAAAGAATTACTCGGTTCCAGCGAATTCAGGTAAAGTATTACAAGTGCCTATCTATCCAAAACAAACAGCGGCGGCTTTAACTGAAGCAGATGATCTAACACCATCAGCAGTTTCTACTAACGTAGCAAACATTACATTGGCACAAGTAGGTTTAATGACTAACGTTTCTGACTTATCATTAAATCACAGTGAATCAAATGTAATCTCTGATATCGGTAGATTATTTGGTGAAGCAATCGCGGCTAAAATTGACGCTGACGTTACAGCACTATTCGATAGTTTCACAACTAACGTATTAGGTGCTGGAGCAACAAACATCCAAACTTCAGACATTTTCCAAGCAGTGGCAAAACTAAGATCTTTATCAGTGCCTATGGAAGGTATTGTTTGTGTTCTACATCCAGAAATTGCTTTTGACCTTAAATCAAGTATGTCAAATACTTTTGGAACAGGTTCTGTGGCAACAACTGATGTTGGTAACGAAGCAATGAGAACCGGCCTAGTTGGCACATTAGCAGGTATCCCTGTGTATGAAAACGCAAGTATGGCAAACACTGGCTCAGCCGGTGATTACAAAGGTGCTGTATTCCACAGAGATGCAATTGGTTTAGCAATAGCAGAAGATATCAAACTTGAAACTCAACGTGACGCGAGTATGAGAGCGACAGAAATCGTAGGTTCAGCAACTTATGGAACTTCAGTACTTGAAGAAACATATGGTTGTGAAATGCATTACGATAGTTCAATCGCTTAATTTAAAGGCTAATTGACATGGCTTTTATTGCAACAAGTACTACGTTTTACAGTTTTGCTGAGTACAGCGATGTTACTGAGCAAGACTCACGCCTGTTTGTTGCCAATGAAGGCTTAACTCAAACTGTTGTTGAAGAATTACTTGTTAAATCCTCAGCACGAATACTCACACAAATCAGAGCAACTGATTGGTGGGCCAGTTATTTCGTCAGGCAGGATCAAGGTACTACCACAATAAGAACACGTGGTGATATACCTAGTCCGAGCGGACTCAAAATTAAATCAAGGCAGGCAGAATTTACAGAATTATGTGTTTATCACTGTTTATTTTCTTATATTCTGCCACGCTTTGCTGATTTTAGTGCCGAAGACAATGATGAAAGAGCAAAAATAGGTTTTTATGAACAGCGTTATGACAAACTGTTTATGGAACTTATTCAAGCAGGTGACTGGTATGATTTTTCAGGTGATGGCACTATTGATAGTGACGAGAAATCACCAGGAAAAGTTAGATTGAGAAGGATCGTATAATGAGGAGTCAAATATTAACGTATTTGAAAGATAATGTAGTAACCGGTTTCGGTGTAAGTGATAATTTACCATTTCAACAAAATGGTGACCCACTGTATCTACAGAATCTTAAAACGTTATATGTAAATCAACCTCGGACTGAGCAAGAACCTTTATTTGAAACACTCGACTCGATTTCAATAGTTAGCGAAACAACTATTGCATCATGTTATGTGGTAACAGACGCTAAAACACTTCCGTCAAATTATGATGATTTGGTAACAGCAGTCAAAGGTATTAGAACAGATTCAACTATAAAAAACTTAGGCTACACAGCCAAAGAAGTTGGAATAACTACTACTCTTACTAATGATATACAGATCACACAGTTTGACATGGAATTTACTAAAGTACAATAACGTACACAGAAAAGGAGACCATATATATGGCTAATTACATTTATCCAGCACCGGGTACTACAGGCGTTGAGGCAACCTTGACGATTTACCATACAAGTAAATCGGCAGAGGCGGCACTTTCACCTGCAGAAACTGGAATGGTTGTACCTAGTTTACAAGATATCACTGTTAATGCGGCAAACGACGTGTTCACTTGGACACAATTGGATGCAGGTGCGAAAAAACAAATCGCTACTACGGCTACAAACAGTTTATCTATGAACTTGGTTCTTAACCAAGACAAGTTCTTTGGTGACTCAACAGCAACGGAAGACAGTGCTGAACGCTCGGGAATTTTAGGTTTATCAACAGATAAAACTAGAGTCCAATTCGACCTTTACTTTGGTGACGAAAACGACGGATCAGCAGGTAAGTATGTGAGTGGCTTCGGCTACATCACAGGACTAGCACCAACTGTTAGTGCTGATGCCCCAGTATGGGTATCACCGATTA